AGAACCGGATAGTACATTTAAGAACTTACACTTTTCAGGATTTCTGTTCCTCATATAATAATCTAGGTTAAGAACTGAGATATCAACTGTGTCCTGGAAACTGGTAAGTCCTGTTTTAGCACTATAGGGTGGAGCGGCCGCAAAGCCTGGAATATCAAGTGTCATTGCCCAATCGGAAGTATGTTCTTCCCATTTGAGAATCTTATCACACAATGCTAACCTTGCAGGGTCATTGGGATCTTTAGCATTAGCCCAATCCATTTTAAGTACACCTGTAGCAATTTGGAAACCACCTGAGTCTCCTAGTATCATTGTGTTTGCTTGATCTCTGCCTTGTACCATTGCCTCTTCTTTGTTGCTCTTCTCAATATCTAAGTGAGCATGGCCTGCAGAGTACAGTCCATATGGATAATGAAAATAACTGTTATCAGCATCTAGGAAATTAAGACCTTCAAGACCTAATTCAAACCCTTCTGGTACACGCCATTCGTCTGGATTGTCTACTGCCTTTTGTAATTGTTTTGTATAGAAACTACTAATAGCAGGCAAATATACTGCATAGTCTCTTTGTGTTTTTCCTAAGTTGCTCATAAATTAACTCTTTGCTGGTAACAAGTATGTATATTCTCCAAGTCCACTATCTACAACAATTTGTAATAGTCCTTGATTGTTAATGCTAAGTGTAGCAATACCATTATCGCCTAAACGCAAGATCTTTAATATAATGTCCAGCGGCCATTTCCATGCCTGTGTAACTGAGCCATCAATATCATCACTGATCTTGATCTTAGTTCTATCACTTACACCGTCACCGATATTGAAATATAATGTAGTACCATCAGTTTCAGGACTAAAGTTTGCTTCGTACTCACCTAATACATTATTAAAATAGTTTAAGTCTTTTAAGTTTTGTGGTGTAGGAGTAAACTCAATATCAAACTCTGCACCTTTAAACTTAATTGCTTTTAATTGTTGATTAACAACATCTGCAAGCATAAAACGATAGTGTGCATCAGTACCCATAGGAGATACAAACTCTACTTCAACAGGAACTTCTGTACCGTTTCTGTCTTGCTTTTTAATTGATACCGATGATCCTTCTTTATCAAATTCAGGATATCTCAAGTAACCATCTAGTACCTTCATTCTACTAAGACCGACTGTTGCGTCTACAAAGTCTGGTACTGGGTTTTTCATTTTACCTTTAAAAATAACAGTCTTTTCAGGATCAACTGTTTCTAACACAGTGTCTTCTAGTGTTCCTGTTACTTTTACCATTTCAAAGATTCCTAGGCTATGGGTGTGCTTTAGAATATCTTTGAAAACATCATTTACATAATTTGCCATATGGGCCTCCTAGATTATAATTAACTATTATACATGTATATTTAGATCTGTCAAGCATTTTTTGTCCGTTTTTTTAGATTTTTTCATCTTGTAAATATCCAATTTGATGTAAATCTACTTTTAGAAAAATTTTCAGGTACTGCACTATGCCAACTATTTTCTGTAACACGAAACAATAATAGTTGACCAGGGCAACCTCCAACTTCTAAACCATCTTCATTTGGTGAACTACACAATGTAGTACCAAATTCTTTTCCGTTGTTTAAATACAATATTCCTCTGACTGGTATTTGTTCTTCACAATGATGATCATTATGTAAGATTAACTTTGAATCTTTATCAAATTTACTAGTAGACATTTGCACACCAGTAACTCCGCAATCCCAAATGTCATTTACCTTATCTATTAATTGTTGATAATAATGAACTAAAATTTGTTCTATTGGATGTGATGATACAGTAGAAAAATACTCTAATTTATTTAGAACTCTATGATCTAGAGAAAAAGGTTCAAACACACCTATAATATAAGTGGGATCAACAAAATCTATTAACATGTGTTCAAAAGGTTTGTCTACCAAACTACTCTTATCTATTTTATCAAATGCTATCATCTGCTTGTACTTCCTATTTCTACCCAACCTCTAGGTTTAAATACCATATGAGGTTCTGTGTTGCCATCATTAAAAATTGTGTATATACCGTTAAGTTTAAAACGATCTTCTATCATATGTTGGGCAACTATAGAAGCATAATGTTCTTTGGTTTCATTGGTCATATCGCTTACACAGGCTCCGCATACAACAAAGTTATCGTGGCCATGATATGTGTACATTAATTGCAACTCACTTGCTCTAAGCAACCTGTATAGTTTACAGTCCTTGTTTATAGTTTGATCTAATGCTATGCCGCTTGATGAAAATATAAACACTCCATTCATTTTATCTTTTAAATATTCTAACAGATTAAGTTTAAACCAAAAGCCTATTTGGAATTGTTCTAACCATGCTCGATAAGTTTCATATTGATCAACTATCGGTTTACCATAATCAAAGTCATTTGCTTGTATGTTAGCATTAAAAAATATTCTATCTGGTAATTCTTTATTTTCTATATCATCTAAAAAACCTGCAGGATTACTGTAGTCAGTATTAGATCTATTAAATCTTTCTACTACTGTATTATCGTTTTGTTCTAAACGATTTATTATATGTCCTGCGTATTCGGAAGTATCGCCGAACACCCACCAAGTCTTTTTATCCATTCGCCCTCTTCTTTTTTAAATCTTTCTTAAAGAAATAAAGTCTTACCCAAGTTTTTCTAGCAATAGCCACAACACTAAAAACCACTGTAAAAAAGATACTGGTTTGCAATATAGTAAGTTCCATATATCTTGCAGTTGTTACAAGTCCTATGTTGAGCGGAAAGTTTAATACTGTTGCCAGTATTGTGTCTCCGGTGGCCTCTTTCAACGCCGCTAATTTTTGCTCTCTTGTTGTACCCATTAGAATTCAAAAAACGCCTGTAGTGTTTCACTCTCATTTATTCGCTTAAGATCAAAACCCATTTGACCAATAACATTCTCAATCTTTTTATCTAGCACTGCTTCTTCCATTGCATCCTCATCAAATGGCAGATCCTTAAACCATTGAGGTAATTTAAGTTCATCTGTAGGATATGCTACACTGGTATAACCCATTGGATTACTTCTCATCCTACACACAATAACTTTAGCACCATCTGTAATTTTCATGCTATAATTATCGCTGTTTGCTTTTAATAGGTTATTCCAATTAATACTTGCCCTAACATGCCCAGGGATCATATTGTTTTCTTTCTCGTCCTTCATTACATTTAACTTATGCAGTCTATAGTTCTCAGGTACTTTGGCCTGCTTTAACATTTTTTCTTCATACATAGTTAGGTTGTTTACCCTCTTAGGCATGCCTTTCTTCCACGGATCTAAACTCTTAAAGTAAGCCTTATAGTCTTTGATCTTTTGTATAACTGCATCTTCACCATGTTTATTTAGGCAATCAAGCAGTATCTCTTCTAAGAAATCTTGTACAAATTCCGGAGTATCTGATCGCTTGATGTCTAGACCCATAATCTTTAGTTTACCACCTTCTGGTTGCCAACCTTCTAAGTCTAGCACATTAATTGCATATCGCTTCTTGGTAATAAACAAACCAGCACGACCAACTACTTCTCTGCCTGCTTTCATTACTTGGCCTGCTTCTAGCGGCACATTAAATGTATCCTTTAAGAACTGTGGGAATGTATCACTAACAGTATCGGAGATATGATCATATAGTTTAACAGCACCTTCTAAATCTAGTTCTGTTCCTTCTGGGAGAGCCGGGACTGCTGAGAAATACACTGAGTCCGTATCCCCGTATATGATGGTGTCGCCTGTATGATCATATTTTCCAGTGAACAGTTTATTGGTCTCTGCTCCCATGTGCCTAGTAATGGCTCTTCCTGTAAGTGTTGTGGATTGACCAATCCGCTTATCGAAAAAGCGACAGCCAGGATTAAGAATAGCACCGTACAAACTGTTGAGGTTAATCTTTTTAACCAACTGTCGTTTATCCCAAAATGCTTTTTCAGCGTCTGTTGTTGCAGTTTTTTTCTTTGCTTGAAGTTCCTTTCTTTCTGCATACCATCTCTCCAGTAATCCAGGAACAATGCCCTGGAAGTCCGTTTTAAATATTGTACCGTTTGCACTGATGTTCCATGGTTGATTGCTTTTGAATATTAAATTATAAACATCGGCACCAGTTACATCTATAGTGGTTCCATCTTCCATATCTAATTTCATAGTGTGGTTAACATCTTTAGCCATTACCATTTCATATTCATTACTACCAAACTTACCTAACCAAGCATCAGCAAATGATTTCTTTTCTAATGTCATTTTGTTTTGTATTTCTTCATCAGTGTAGTCTTGACGCAACTGTCCTACAATAGTCTCTGCCGCCATGTTCAATGCTCTAAACACACTAGGATACAGACTGTTTAAGTCCATTGAGCCTACCCATTCATGCAAACCTTTCTTTGGAAATGCCACATAAGCACCCGCGGCCTGTGTATCACTTCCCCGTTCACGCACTCTATCAGGAACAACATAACCTCGCCTGTGAGATTCGTTGATGATTGCTTGTTCTGTTGTAGCCACAGCACCCATTGTTACCGGCAAAAGTACAGTATTGTCGTGTGCAATAGTGTTAGCAAGATCAATAAACTGTAACTTTTGATCTAGTTTATACAGCAGAATTGTATCTTGAATGTTGTATTCTAAAAACTTGAGGAAGTCATGATTGTAAAGTCTATCCAGCGAGCCTTCATAAGCAACCTTTTTCTCACCTACTTCCATCTCGCCAATGTAGTCCAGTCTGTAACTGTGTCGTTCTTCATAGTTGTATTTGCGATACAGTTGCATGTAGTCTAAGTGTACACGCCCTATTAAGTCATAACTGGTTCTTTCCGAACCATGACTTTCAAAGTTACGCTCTTTAGGAAACTGATCCCATAGACATAACTTGCGAGTTTCTGCTTTACCCAGTGTACGAACAATACGATTGTATGTGTAAGGAATATCATAGCCTTCACTGTTCCAACCACTCAATATGTCTGCATCTTCTATTAGTGCAAGAAAGTGTTTGAGCATTTCTGCTTCTGTGCGACAAAGTATTACTTCTGGAAGTTCGCTTGCTATCTCAGTTGCTTGTTCCCAAGTGAGAGTCTTTGGGGGGACAGCCAAACAGATCATTGCCTCCATCCAATCTAAATATATGCCAATAGCCGTGATTGGTGTGAAAGGATCATCAGGTGAACTGTAACCTCTTTCAGGATCGAAGTCCACCTCAATATCAAAAAATGCTGTTTGTAGTTTGGGAGGCTCTGCTCCGTTGAAATGTTTTTCTAATGTTTTGTTTATTGGTCTTACATCAGACTCGTACAATTTATTGTGCTTGTTTATAGCAACATTTTTGCGAAAGTCTTTGAGTGTTTTACAGCGAATCTCAGTTACTTTCTCACCATAAATACTTTGCTTTGTTCCTTTAGGATCCCCTATATAGAATGTATATTCGGGTCTTAGATCAGTAAGTACTCTCTTACCATCGATTCGTTCACAGATACGAACCAGATCTTTATTCTTGTCGTAGAATGCATCTACATAACTCATACGATTTATCTCCAAGCATCATTTTTGGGCTGACGCAACACCAATATTATTACTTATTACCTTAAAGAGTTTTGCCAACTGCTTCAAGGATTGTTTCAAGTTCATCAAACTTATCGTATTCGTCCTGGAAGCCTGCTTTATGAGCAATCTTGATTGCTTTCATTAGTACGCCCGGCTTTAGTTCCATTTCTTCAGCAATGGCTTTTACTGTTTCTCTAAGCCCTTCGTTAAGTGCTTCTACTTCAAACAGTACTTGGTCGCCTTCTTGGATAAGTTTTTTGAGTCTTGTTACTTCTTCTTGATTAAAAGTTTTATTAAATGCCATAATTTTTTCCTGTGCATGTATTTAT